TTCTCCCTTAAATCCCGCTCCTGCGGCGAGAATCCTGTCTTTGCAGGCGGAGAGTGTGGGACGTTCATCCCACCGAAGAAGAGAAGCGGAACGGATCACCGGAACTAGGTGAACACGCTTCGCATCGGCCCTGAAGAAGGTAGAGTTCAGGGAAAACACTCTTTTGTGCACTAGAGTTTTTCCCAACGACAACGTTAGACCAACCTTCTTGACGTAGGCAGCCCAAGTATCGAATTCCTCTTTCTTACATCTGAATACTATATCATCACCGTTAATTTTCAACAGTCCTTTCTTGATAAGACCGTCTACACGCTCCTTTCCAAGCGCGCCCACAAGACCTAACAGGTTGGTTAAGCCAAGCAGGGGGAATGAACAGTAGTTCCCCATCAACTGACCATTGTTCTGCTCATGGACTTCTCCTTTCCATGAGAGTTGGCCGGTAAGAGACGTGATGGCCATGTCCCAAACCTCTGACGGGATGTTACGGGATCTGTCTTTTAGAAACCTCAAGACAGATTTCGAATTTTCGGCCACGAAGTTATCAGTGGCAGATTCATAGTCTCCAGAGACGAAGACCTCGTCCAACTTACCACTTTCTCTCGTCAATGATGCCATGGATTTCGCACTAGCATCACCTCGAAGCACCGCACCGTGCGTCTCTTTTACAAGCGTATCGTACAACAGCTTGTGCAAGGGTTCGAGAAAACATTGAAAGGCAGAAGCCACCGTCACTATGCGCTTCTTTCCCCCGTCTTCCAAAACCATGACCTTGCGGAGTTCCGGTATGGCTGGTAGGTTTTGTCCTGTCATCAACGAGGACTGACACCGCTCCTGTGTCCAACCATTCTTGATCAACCAGCTTCGAGCACCCCCATCGGATCGAGGGCCTTCTGAGGAAGCATTGCTAGAAAGGACGAAACTCTTGACGTAAGCGCCCCAGTCGATGTCCCAGTCCTCCGACCGGCGACGATCCGACCCGAAAGTCGTCTCCCCTTGTAAGGGGTAGATACTAGGTACCACCTGCGCTAAGAGCTCGTTGAATCCTTCCGAGCGGTCAGCTTTCAGCTTCATCTTAGCCAGATAACCCGGAACTGGGTCATCCGCTGGAGATGGGAGGCATTTTCGGAACAAGAAGAGAGAGGCTGCCTTTGAAACCTCCGACTCACTGCAGTTGGGCCCCAAGTTTCCGAGGGGGGCAGCAAGACTTTTCTTCAGAATGGACGGATCAGTTGTCTCAGGAAGAGCTTCGGTCGAGGGTGTTGATCCATACACCTCTCGGTAAAGTGACCGAAACTTGGTAGATAATTGGGCAGTCTCTCGACCTACAGTGTCGCACTGAGGGACTGTAACCATCTTTTTCTGCATGATGGCTTTCCTCATGTAACCTCAGGGTTTTTTGTTCACTCGGTCGCGCATAGGTTCCGGACCGGGGGTATTTTTATTAGCTTTCGTGACACCATCACGACATATCTCCTTGCGGGGGTTCACAGCTTTGGCTGGTCTTTTAAGGCCCTACCCAGTCTGGTTGGATCCCCCCGCAGGTTGCCCGATACAAGGGGCACATTTATTATTTAACATCGAGTTCTAGGTCGTTTACGGCTGTCTCGATGGAGGTCATTGCAGTGGGCGTTAGCAATCAATGACAAAGCTAGGACCCATTCACCAACAAACCCAGACTCATATCCTCGTCCAGGGATGCCGAAAGGCAAATGGATACCGAAAGCGATTAAAACCGC